TGATCGTGTATGGGAGGAGCCCCATTTTCGAGCCGTTCGCTTCGTTTACCGTCATGTTCTCAATATAGCAATTCGTATATGTCACTCCGTTGAATACGAGAGATCCTTTCGTTCCCCCGCCTTGGATCTGAACTTTCTTATTCAGGAGCCGATCTTTATCCAGGGGTGCGATCAAGACTTTCAGGGCCGCGATCTCTGTCTCGCTGGTGGCAGTACAATTAAACGCCACCTCGAATTCATACGGGGTCTCAACCCGGCGGGTCATCTGACTGGTACTCACCGTGTACCCGGCAAACGTGCACATCGTCATCGCGTTGGCACCCCGTTTTCACTGACTATGGCGTTCAGTTCGTTTTTCAAGGACGACTCCCCATTAACGATCATGGTGTTGATGGTCACGGCATACTGGCCGGCGGCTTTCCCAACACCGGCAGAAGTCTCACCAACACGACCCTCAGCTGCCGCGATCTCGGTCTGCTGGTCCTCAATAGCCCATTGTTTCTGCAGGTTGAGCCGCATGACTGCAGCAGCGTCGCGGGGATTTACTAATGTTGCCTGCCGTGAGAAATCCTTATCAATATCGGCCAGTTTTTCCCGGGCGTCCAGAAGGTCGTCCGTTGCGTCTTTCTGCTCCTTTATGGCGTCTGTGATGTTGTCGATCAGATCCACCGTTGTAGTTGCTTTGCCGGCAGACGCTCCCCCGAATAATGCATAGGCCCAATCGGATGACCCTGCGGCAGCTACCCCGGGCGTCGACGCCTTCGCGTTCTCAGCAAGCAGATCTTTCAGTTTCTGCTGCTCTTTCTGGATCTGCTCCTGTCGATATGTCTGAGCGTTTTCAAGGAACTGCCTCCCATTACCGGCGACAATCGGAGACATTGCTGCCAGAAGATCAACACCCTGTTGAGTTGCAACCAGAGCCTTACCGGTGTAAATCGTCACGCTGTTACCGAGATCGTCCCATGCCAGCTTAGCGTCCTCCAGATCCTTGAGCTCCTGCTTTGAGAATGTTGGAGTGCTCCGGATCAACTCCTTTTTCTCAATGTATGTCTCCATATACGGAAGGAGTTCCGACCACGACTTACCATATATCGCCATCGCCGCAGCGTTCCTGTCCGTGGTATCTTCCATCGCCATCAATGCGGCTGCGGTCTCATCAAAGACCTTATCAAGAGATTTGCCGGCAGTAGTGACCCCAAGTTTTGAGAACGCCTGCGCTGCACCGGATGACGAATCTTTGGCGGCATCTATCGCGAGCGAGAGTTTATTTAATCCCATCTCAAGCGTACCATAATCGGTATTTGAGAGGACAGCTGCCCGTTGCATCTGTTGGATCTTCTCAACTCCGATCCCAGTTGAGAGGGACATATCATTTATCTGATCGGCCATCGCCCCGTATCGCTGCTGCAGGGCATAGACGGCAGTCCCGGCGGCAATTGCCGGGCCGACCGTTGCGGTGAGAGCGGCCCCCCATTTCGCCATGTCTTTAGTGCCTTCGTTGGTTGCATCTCTCCATCCGGTAAGCTTGACTTTCGCTTTATCAATACCCTGGGTGAACTCATCAGTCTTGAGCCTCAGGGAGATCCAGATACTGCCAGCATCAGCCATGGTGCGCCATCCTCTTTTTATTCTCCCGTTCCTGGATCGCCGCGAACAACTTCAGGAGGAACGCCTGCTGTTCTGGCGATTGCGGGACGGGTTCCCTTATTTCAGTTTCCGGTGGTAGTATCAGGTAATCCGCCGGTGCGGTGTTCTTCACACCATGAGCAGCACCATAGAATGACGTAAGCCGGGCGAAGTGGATATCGAATACCCGCAGGCTGTTCCGAGCCTGCTTCATTCGCGCTTCAACTGATTTTATAATCTCTTCCGGTGTCATGGTCCATGTCTGCGATTCTTCAATTCCTAACCCGATGGCTTCCGGGATGATCCGTGCCATCAGGTCGTCGAGTTTTTTGGTGCGTCACCCGCATCCGGGTTCTTGTCTTCCGGCTTGGTCCGTTTGAACAGCCCGCAGGTGAACAGAGTGTCCATTACTGCCCGGTTCAGATCTCCAGTCGTGCCATCCCCCTGCAGGTACTCCATGATGGCGTTTCCGGCCTGCTCTTTACCTGACGGGTTAAGCGGGAACACATGCTCCAGTTCGCCTTTCTGGTTCTCCTTCCGGAGCCCGCGCCAGACAAACGCTTCGTTCGCGGTCAGGCTTCCGAAAATGCCGTCTCTGATGAAATGAGGGTAACCTATCCCAAGCTCGTTCTCAATGGCTTTAATATCAGCCCGATCAAGTCTCAAGCAGGTGCCTTCCCCCATCACGAACGGAACGGATCGATCCATTGATTACACCGTGAATACAGGGCCGGGGTACGCTGTGCTGCCAGTGGTGCGGAATACGAGATCCAGTTTAATCGCGCCGTTGATCTGCGGGTCGATCTTGTAGGATTTCACATAGCCCCGGAACACAAACGTCGATGCTTCCGAATTCGGGAGCGTGATCGTATAGGTATCCTCAGTACCCACAATGCAATCGGCGATAGATGCGATCTGGCCGTCGGTATCATTTCCTGACAGGTCACAAGTTACCGGGATTTCTCCGGCATCTCCGAGGCCAGCAAAAAACGCTTTCCAATTCCCACTGATATCGTGGGTGGTCTTTTCAAGGTCGTCTTTCGTTACTCCGAACGCCCCGATCCGTGAGATCAGAGCGATCACGTTGCTGGCCCCATCCTTAAGGGTGGTTCCTTTTCCAAGTTCTCCCATTTTCAGTTACCTCTTCCGTTTCACGGCGAAGTTATGCGTATACTCCGTCCGTCCGTTCTCGTCTTTCCCCATTGGGATTGGGCCGCTGTTGATAGCGAAGATCCCCAGGTAAAACGTGCTACCGATGGTCGTGTTGGTGATACCATCAAGATAATTGTATATCTGTTCGACTTTCGTACGTGCGGTGCCGGCATTAGGGTTCCGGACGCGGACCTGAACTGAGGGGTTGTCGTTGCCGCTGGTATCATGCGTCCGGTCAATCGCAGTACCGGCATACACTGATACCGCAATGCAAGCGTCCGGAGTGGCCGGCATGGTGTTCAGGAAGATTGTGCTCCCTACAGTGCCGAATCCTCCGGACGCCAGATGTGCCGCTATGTCTGCCTCTACCGTCATGCCAGCAGCTCCTTTAATGACTCTGCGATATCCCCCGCAATAGTCGGGGCGATCCTCATGGCGGGGTCCTCCAAGTATTTCGCCTTGGCGCCCGGCTTCGGGTGATGGAGCGTCATATCCTCGTGCTGGCGTTCAGCGTAGGGGGTGTTATACCCAATCTGGAATCCGTCACCCTCCGGCAGCGGTTCTACGGTACCGGTCTGAAGCAGGTGCGTAGTGTCCCACGGAACCTCTTTTTTTGATTCCGAGAGGATATATTCGCAGTTCACACCAAGCCGTTTCATTGCCCGATCTGGTGCCGCTGCGAGGATGTGCGAGAGTTTTGTCAGGACTTCCGCCTCACCGGTGATCTGAACCGATGCCGGGTGCTCGCTGGTCGGGGCCTCCCCACGAGATCCTGAACCCGTTGCACCAATCCATGATAAATAATTCTCAACGGAGCCGGGGCTGTTGAGATATGTCTCTTTCCAGCTCATGTTGACACTTCCCAATGATCGTTGGTTCCAGACTGATCCCGAGCGTCCTCAATCGACAAGATGATCGGTTGTTTGCTTCCCATGGTCGCCGGGAGCGTGATCCGGTCCCGGCCGAACTCGTCCAGCGTCACGTTGCTGTCAAGAATGATCAGGCAGGTGCTCACCGCCTCCTCTCCCTGTATAGTCCGCACCTTCTTGATCCTCCGTTCCACCCGGGCCGGATACGTGACCGCCGCATTGTAAGAGGGGTCGCCGTTGCTGTCCATGGAATGAAAAGACTCAAAGGTTATCGTCTGCTTGAGTGAGGGGGTGAGGTGGCCCATTATGATAACCTCGGCCAAATTGCTATCAGAATCCCGATGAGCACCCCAAGGGTACTTATTCCCCCGGCAATGATCGCGGATGTGCGTTCAGTTGAATGTTGGGCGCCGATCTGCTGGTCTCTGTCAGATTCGAGCGAATCTATCCGGGTGCTGTGCTTATCCAGCCGATCCATGAACTGCCGGATCTGACCGGACAACATCCGGACTTCCGACCGGGTCTCAATGACAATATCCCGCAGTTCTTCATGCCCCGCACATTGCGCCTGAAATCTTAAAGTTGGTTGGTCGTCGTTCATTCGTCCCTCGTTTCGTTATCGAGATCATAGGATGCGCTCTGGTCAAGTTTCAGGCCGTTCATTGTCGCATCGTCGCGGGCGTACCCGTCTGTGTATGTGCTGCTGGAAAGGTCAACTGGCGCATCCTGTATGCCTTTCAGGTATGCATGATACCCGTCGAGCCATGCAGTAAGGCCCGCGTTGCTGCCGCGAGAATACCCGTACCTGCCAATCCCGCTCTCGGATACTTTCCCGGCCAACCCCTGCCGCTGTGCGATGAGGTGACAAACAAAATAGGCCTGTGCAGTGTTGCTCTGCTCGGCGGAGAGGAGGGATGAAGGATCATCGAGCGCGATCTGTGCTGCCGCCTGAGCTGCAAAGATCGTGAACGTTGCCAGCGTGATCGTGCCAGTCGCTCCGATCGTGTAAGTGCTGATGGCTTCCACGTTGCCTGACACGTCCGTCATGGTAATCCCGTCCAGTTCTTCGGGAGTTTCGCCCGTTCTTCTGCCGGAAGGTCTGAAAAGTCCGCGGCGTGGTTGGTGCCGTCAGCATACCGAACAACATTGTATGCTTCCAGCTCAGTGAGCGTGGTCAGCATCTCCTCGTTTACCAGTATCTCCTTCGCTGCAGCAACACCGGCAAGCAGGATCCGGGGGCGGTAGTAGATGTCCTCTTTCAGCAGGAAAAGACAGATATCTTTGCAGGCATGGAGGATCTCCCGTTTCCTCTGGCAGTCGGCATCGTTGATACTCTCATTGATGACCGCTGATATGATGGCGTTTAACTTCTGGAGCCGGGGGTCGTCATAGACATACGCCTGCTTATCATACCGGGGGATATCCTTATCATGCAGCCGGAAGATCACCGATTCGATGCCTTTCTTAATGGTGTGCTGAAAGAACTTGCCGAGCGAATGGGTATAGCAGTTGTACAGGAACCCGTTGCGGCTGGCGTTCCCGACACAATCGGGTTTTGGCTCGTTCGCCATATCCCACGGCCGGACCGTCCCGTCTGGCATGTGAACCTGAACGATCTTGGGGCTTGCAGACGCCATCAGTTACACCGATCCTTCTGTCACTCTGATCCTTACGGCAATGCTCCCAACCGCCGCCGGTTCTTTCCGCCTTTCTGGGAGGGTTCAGGGGCTGGCGCTGCTTCCGACTCAGAGACCGGTTC